CCTGACCCCCAGCGAGATTGCAGTCGGCCAGTCAATTACGGTCGCAGGCGTTGACGCCACATTTAACGGCTCGTATTCTGTCAGGGCGCTTCCCCAGTATTTGTTTATTGGCGTTGATACCGAAGGCGATTTGCTTTACGACTATCAGATACCGATTGCCGACCAGGTGCTGTACGCACGAGTTGCTGATGATGTTGAGCGCACCGCCGCGTCTGGCACAGTTACCTACGCGCCAGTTTGCACGTGGGTGACCGCTGCACAGGTCATGTCTTACCTTGGCATCACAATTGCGAACCCGTCAGACGACTACACGTTGCTCACGCAATCAACGTCGGCTGGGTGCCAGTTTGCATTTCGCAGAAGGCAGGAGTCAGGCTATATCGACTCCCTAACGACCGCTCCTGGCGGAGACGCAACATTAGGCACTTTGATGTATTGCGCCGCTCTGTGGCGCTCCAGAGGCTCAATAGAGGCAACCTACGCCACGTTTGACGGCATGGGCTCGGCACCACAGCAAAGCCTGACCCCGATCGTCAAGCAGCTCTTAGGTATTCCCCGTCCAGCGGTTGCCTAATGTCGTACACCGACCTGTTCAACGAAGCAATTGATGACGTCACCGCAACGCTAACCGCGGTATCTGGTCTGCGTGTTGTAAACGACCCAACCAAACTTGCACCTAATTGCGTGTACTTAGATGCACCAAACTTTACGACTATTGCAGGCAACGGCAACGTGGTGCGCCTCGAGTTCCCTGTCAAAGTGATCGGCTCGGGCCCAGCAGGTCTGCCGGTACTGCGTCAGATTCTTAGCATTGTTGCAACCGTGCTTGGCTCCAAGATCATCGTGATGGGTGGGCGTCCGTCAAGCCTTGAGATCGGTGGCGCGTTGTATCCGTGCTATGACCTTGATTGCGCTATACAAGCCCAGACCTCGTAATCCACAACTAAGCAACACAAATCATCTACTATCAGAACATAACCTAAGGAGCATTTATGGCCAGTAGCACTTACCTTTCAAACCCAGTCCTCACGATTAACGCAGTTGATCTGACCGACATGTGCAGCGCAGCGACATTGACGTATTTGGTTGAAGCGCTTGAAGACACCGCGTTCGGCACCAACTCACGCAGTTACACCGCAGGCCTCGTCAACAACGAAGTGACCTTGACGATGTACGCATCGTTTGCAGCGACCGAAACCTACGCAACCTTGTTCCCGTTGGTTGGCACAAAAACCAACATCACATTGACCCCAGCGTCAGGTGCAGAATCACCAACTAACCCAAAGTTTATTTTGACTGGTTGTTACCTTGAGTCGTTGCCAGTTATCAACGCATCACTTGGCGAGTTGTCAACCTATGACCTCACGTTCATGGGTGGCGCGCTAACGCTTGACACCACCGCACCATAATCAACGGCTCCAAGCCGACATAGGAGAAACATGAAAATCAAGTTGCAGTTAAAGCGCACGCCTGACAGCGCGCCAGAGTATTACTACACAAACCTGTTTGTAGTTACAGAATGGGAACGTTCCGAGCGTCGCAACATTCAGCAGTTGTCAGCGTCACCGTTGTACAGCGATTATTGCTGTTGGATGCACACGATCTTGAAACTTAAAGGCGAACAAGTTGGTGACAACTGGCGTGAATGGATTAGCAAAAACCCTGACATCGACATCATGCCGGTACTGGATGAAACTGATCCAAACCCTACGGACGCGGCACCTACCGTCGCCAGCTAGCAGAAATCTTGGCTGCGGTCGGTTGGTGGCCCAGCGACATTGTGTTTGACTCAAGAGACATGATAACTGTCATTAAAGTGCTTAATGAGGCAAACAAAAAACGGAGATGACGTGGATTCAGTATCAACCAAAGTTGAGATCGTCGGGCTGAAGGATGCCTTGAAGACGCTTAACAAGATTGATAAGTCTTTGCGCCGTGAAATTACTAAGGACTACAAGAAAATTGTCCAGCCTGTCATTGACGATGCAAACAAACTTGTGCCGTCTGGTGTCCCGTTGTCTGGTATGGCTCGCAATTGGAAGACCCGATCAGGGTTCCAGATGTTGCCTTGGGTGCCTGGTCGCAAACAGAAGATTGCTGCCAAAATCAACACTCGAGCAATCAAAGAATACGGTGGCAACAAAACCAACGTCGGCACGTTTCTCATTCAATGGCAGGGCGCTACTGGCACCATGTTTGACACATCCATGGAAGGCTCGCTGGGGCGCGCTCTAACTGCACGTTATGGCCGTAGTTCGCGAGTAATGTGGAAAGCGTACGAGCAACGCCAAAGTGATGTCATGTCCGAGATGGAGCAGTTGGTCAAGCGCGTCATGGCCGAGGCAAACAGAGAGACTAAATAATGGCAATCAATATCCCCATCATCAGCGAGTTTGACGGCAAGGGCATTAGTAAGGCTATTAAGCAGTTTGAGCAATTAGAGACTGTTGGCGAGAAAGCCCAGTTTGCAATTAAGAAAGCGGCTGTGCCGGCAGCTGCAGCGTTGGCTGGTTTGGCGGCTGCGCTTGGTAAAGCAACCCAGGCGGCAATGGCTGACCAAAAAGAACAGGCGGCGTTGGCGCTGACTTTGCAAAATGTTACTGGCGCGACTAAGCAGCAAATCAAGGAAGTTGAAGATCAGATTTCGGTAATGAGTCGAGCGTCAGGTATTGCTGACACCGATTACCGCAAAGCATTAGAAGCACTAACCCGTGGCACCAAAGATGTGCGCGTTGCCATGAAAGACATGAACCTTGTCATGGACATCAGCACCGCCTTGCAGATGGATAGCACCACGGTTGCTGACGCTTTGGCTAAGGCTTATCAGGGCAATTTTAAGGCGCTTCGTACGTTGTCTCCAGAAATGGCGGCAATGATTAAAGAAGGCGCAAGCCTTGACGAAGTGATGTCTGTGCTTAGCAAGACCTTTGGTGGAGCTGCAGCAAACAGCGCCGAAACCGCTGCAGGCAAAATGGCAATCCTTAAAAACTCCATTGGCGAAACATCCGAATCCATTGGTGCCGCATTGCTTCCAATAGTCGAGGCTGTGCTCCCAATTCTCAACAAGTTTGCATCATGGGCTCAAGACAACCCAAAAGCGTTTCTTGCTATTGCAGCCGCGATCGGAGGAGTTGCTGCAGCCATCGTGGCCGTCAACATTGCCATGGCATTAAACCCGTTTGCTTTGGTCGCCGCTGGAGTAGCACTTTTGATTGCTGGTTTGGTCGCTGCTTACAACAAGTTTGAATGGTTTAGAACTGGTGTTAATGCAATTATCAATATGGTTTTGGGGGGATTTGAAACATTAGTTAACGGATTTATCATGGTGGTTAATGGCATCATTCGCGCTTACAACCTTATTCCGTTTGTTGACAACGTAAACACAATTGATCATGTGAACTTGTCCGGCATTGGTGGTTCAAGCGGAAGTGTTGGTGGCAAAACCAAGCAACAACTTGAGGCAGAAGAACGCGCCGTTTCAAGCGGCTTGCCGACCTTTGCTGCACCGTCAGGCTTTTCAATACCAAGCGGTGGTGGTGGCGGCGGTGGTGGCGGCGGTGGTGGCGGTGGTGCCGGTGGCGGCGGTACAAAGATCAGCCAAGAAATGCTTGACATTGCCAACCTGCCAACCATTGAAGCGATCGCATCGGTACTTAACCCTGGGCCACAATTCGGCATCCAAGAACGCATGGCCAACGTGACCGTCAACGTCGAAGGAGGCATTGCCACAAGCGCCGAAATAGGTGAATCTGTTGTCAACGCTTTGCGCGCCTACTCACGCAGCGCTGGCCCATTAGACCTGCCAATCGTGGGCTTTAGATAATGCCAGGCACAGCGGTTGTTGATTCAGGTAACTATGACCTGCAAATAGAAACAGGGTTTATTGTTAACTCGTTCACGCTTGACAACGTGACGTCTGGTGTTCTTGACAACACGTTTTTTGTGCTTGACGGCAACACCGAATATGCCGACGTGTTGGCTGACTGCACCAAAGTGATGGTCAGGCGCGGTCGTCGTGATACTGGCGATCAGTTCAGCGCAGGCACAATGACGTTTACTATCCGCGACGTGGATGGGATCTTCAACCCGTTTGACAACAACAGCCCGTATTACGACACACCGCAATCTAAGCCAGGTCTTGCACCAATGCGTAAAGTGCAGCTCATCCGCTACGACCAGACCGACAGCCCCGAATACCTGTTCTCGGGCTATGTCGTTAACTATGACTACAACTTTGCTTTAGGCGGCTTGGACACCGTGACGGTTTATTGCGCTGACCAGTTTTACCTGCTGTCACAAACTTATATGAACGAACTAAACGTCACGTCCGAGACATCTGGCGCGCGCATTGAAACTGTGCTTGATCTGCCAGAAGTTGATTTCCCTGCCCTACAACGCAACATCGCAACAGGCACCGTCAACCTTGGTCACGACAGCAACTACACCGTGCCGGCAGGAACAAACGTGCTGCAATACATAACCCAAATCAATGAGACAGCGGAGTTTGGGCGTGTGTTTATGTCGAGGGATGGCACGCTTACATTTCAAGAACGGATTGGAACGACGCTTAGCGCGCCAGTAGCCGCGTTTCATGATGATGGCACCGAAATTAAGTATGACGGTCTGGGTATTTCGTTTGAGGCAAACGAGGTAATCAACAGGTCTGTGGTCACGGGCTTAGACAACAAAACCGCAACCGCAACCAACGCAGGGTCTATCGCAACCTATTTTATTCAAACCAGCAGCATCCTGAACAGCCTGCTCCACGAACAAACCGCCATAGACACCGCGGCGTCCTACCTGCTTAACCCAACACCTGAACCACGGTTTACATCTGTGGAAACCAAATTCCTGATGTTGACCGACGCCCAAAAAGACACGCTGGCCACCGTCGAAATTGGTGACACGATCGCAATAGAAAAGACGTTTCAAAGCGGTGCCGGCACAACCCAGTTGGCACAAGACCTAAGCGTTGAAGGCATCGAGCACCACCTGGACTTCGCCACAGGTCACCGTGTGCTGTACTCAACTTCCCCGACAGTCATAGTTTATGAGCTGATCTTGGACTCGTTAACGTATGGCACACTTGACCAGTTCAATGTTTTAGGATAGGAGACACTATGGCAACACCAACAACCCTGCCCGCCAGTTTTACAGCTGGAGCCGTTTTAACTGCTGCACAGATGAACGATTTGCGTGGCGCGTTTCGCGTTTTGCAAGTCGTGTCAGCCAATTACACCACAGCGGCAACCAATTCAACAACTACTTATGCAGACACAGGTTTGACAGCAACTATTACACCATCATCAGCAAGTAGCAAAATATTGGTTTTGGTTAGTCAAGCGGGAATTGTTAAAGGTTCTGGTAATGCTGGCAGCGGTTGCGATTTGATTTTGTTGCGCGGCGCAAGCCAAATAACACAATTTAGTTATGGTGCAGGTTATACCAACACAACTACAACTAATTTTGTTGGTAACAGTTCATGCATGTTTTTAGATAGTCCCGCCACAACTTCTGCGACAACTTACAAAACACAGTTCAAAAACCAAGTAGCCGCCGCGCAAGTAATTGTGCAAATAAATAGTCAATCCGAGTCAAATATTGTTTTATTGGAGATTTCAGCATGACAAATGCACCTATGGTTCAGTTGCTACTTGACGCTGGTTACGAGACTGGTTGGGCTTTATTGGGTGACGAACTAACTGTGTGGTTGTTAGAAGAAGATCCACCAGCACCACTAAAACGACCTGTTGCAACCAAAACGACTAAGTAATGCGATGGCGTTACCTCATCGGCTACGGCGCGCTAATTGCAGTCGTCTTGTGGGGTTGCGCTGGCTGTGGTTATGACGGTTCATATCGTTACCCATGCCAAGACCCAGCCAACTGGCAGAAACCTGAATGCGAACCACCACTTTGCAACCCATCTGGAACGTGCACAAGAGATTTGATTTATGAGAGCACGCCTTAAACCCGAGGAGCTTCACGCTCGACTAATTGTTGTTGTCGGAATCATCCTTGCCAGCGTGTTTGCCATTACCGTGCTTGGCTTTGTTTATGCGCTTATGTTTGTGACCCAGCCGATCGGCCATCAAAGCCCTAACGACTCCGCCTTTATAGACTTGCTCTCAACCTTGACCGTTTTTATGACCGGCACGTTGTCAGGCTTAGTGGCCTCAAACGGACTAAAGTCAAAAGCAAAAGAAGGAGCCAAAGATGTTGAAGCCTAAAGACAAAGCCCTACTCGCCTCATACTGTCGCTCGGTCATCGCAGCGGTCATCGCGGTGTATTCAACAGGCAACACAGACCCAGTTGATCTAGGCAAAGCAGCGCTCGCCGCGCTTGTGCCAGTTCTCATCCGATATGTGAATCCCAAAGACTTGGCATTTGGTCGTGGCAATAGCCAAAGCTAAAGCAGGCGTGCCAAACGCACGCGACTACATAGGCAACGCAGACGGTGCATCACCAGCACCACGTGCCGGCATGAACGAATGGAT